TTAGCGCCCGGGGGCAGCAGAAATATTTATAACGTGACTTCTGAGCCTTTCAGAAGCTTAAATGGTCAAACAGGGAATTAAGCATGAGTATAATACAAGTAACAGCGACAGGTAGAGAACACGGTCTTATTAAAAAAATCCCCAATTCAGTTCAAGGCGATGGCTTCAAACACATGACGCCAGAAGCCAAAGAGCAAGCACTAAAGAAGAAGAAAGATGATGGGAAATTGATTAAAGCCCGTTATTTAAACAAAAAAGGTCTAACTGAGTATTTAAAAAAGTATTATTGTCTGGGTGGGGGAGAGCCAATTCAAGAATGGGTTTTTCTTCATGAACAAGTTTATGATGTTCCGCAAGGTCTAGTACAAGAAGTTAATGCAAAAAAAACAATGGTAAGGCAAGGCAAATGCGATGAGAACGGAGAAAATCCCGCTCATAAAGATTCGTTTGAAGAATTTGAGCATCGTTTTGTGCCTGCTGATTTCTAGGTTAATATGAGTAGTCCAGTAGCTCCAGCAGATTCAACATATGCGTATATTGCTAGAAAGGTAAGGAGGCTCACTGCCTCCTCTAGTCAGTCCTCTTTGACTGATGCGAGTTTAGGTGAATACGTAAACAACTTTTACAATCAAAACTTTCCCATGTCGATCAAAACTGATCAGATGCGGACAGTTTACACATTTTATTCTGAGCCCTACATAGATACCTATCCCGTTGATATCAATTACTATCAGGGTTTCAGAGCTCCTATGTATGTAGATGGGATACAAGGCTCATTCTTCAAAGATCGACAGCAGTTCTTCTACATGTGGCCCAAATGGCCTACGCTTTCACAGCCGATCGCAGGTGATGGAACAACCCAGACTTTCAGCTTTACGATAAACGCTATCCCATTCTTACGGAAGTCACTCACCCTTGGGGGGACATCAACTACTGGTGCTCCCATAATCGTATCGGATGATGGGCAAGGAAATCTCATCTATGATTTGCCTAACCCTCAAGTCTCTGTTCCTGCTCGAACCACCAATCCAGCAATACCAGGCATGTACAATCTTAATACTGGCAATCCTGGCCTAATCAATCCTACCACCATTGGAAGCGTAAATTATATTACCGGTGCCTGCGCTATTGATTTTACTCCTGTTAACGTCATTCCCGCAGCTGGTCAAAATATGCAGCTCTTTGTTTCGCAATATACGACAGGTAGGCCATATTCTCTAATGTTTTGGAATAATGAATTTACGATTAGACCGGTTCCCAAATTTGTCCATAAAATTGAGATTGAGGCATACCAAACGCCTGTACAATTTTTGATCACGACTAATAACCCTATTGTAAATCAGTGGGTTAAGTATATTGCGTTTGGTGCAGCTATCGACATTCTAACAGACCGCCAAGACATGGCAGGAGTTGAGAATTTGATGTCAGGATTCAAGGAGCAAGAAGCTATGGTTCTGGAAAGGCAAGCAACGGAAGAAATAGGACAGCGCAACGTTACAATTTTCGCCGGGAGTGGCCAAGGTCAGGGTAATTATTGGGGCTCATCTGGGAATTGGTGGTGATTAAATGACTTATCAGCCACTTTACATCCGCAAATTTGAGACCGCTCTTGTCCAGGGTAGAGTCGAGTCTTTGTTACCCGACGATGCTTACCCTACATTAGAAAACGCTTATGTATGGAGAGAGACAATCAAAAGGCGTCAAGGATTGGCAACCTTAGGGAGGCTTAGGCGTAAATTCTCTGCCGTCTCTATCGGCAATTCCGGTGCCTCACCTTGGACATTTAATATTTATGCGACCATGGTTCCTCCTATTACTCCCGAATCTAATGCCCAAATAGAACCTGGCAGCGTAAGGATCGTTATAGGCGTAGTCACGTTGATAGACCAAGGCGATGGTACTTTGGCAACCTCTCCGGTAAGCGCAGTAACAGGAGTGATTAATTATCTCACGGGGGATGTAACGATTACTGGCGCGCCAGCGGCTACCCCTAGTACGATCACAGTAAATTATTTCCCTGATCTCCCAGTCATGGGATTGCGTACTCGCGAATTGAATACGATCAATGTCGAACAAACTGTTGCTTTCGACACAAAGTATGCGTACGTGTTTTTTGGAGGGTGGGAAGAATTCATTCCGGGCACTACTTGGACGGGAACGGATAGTAATTTTTTTTGGTCCACCAATTATTGGGTCACGCCGGATACTTTGAATAAAATATTTTGGGTCACAAACTTTTCAGGGACCTTAGGCGATCCTATTAGGTATACCAATGGCACTGTATGGGTCGATTTTGCTCCTATAATTGATAATGTGGGCACTAGATTACAGCAGTGTTTGGCGATGCTTCCATTCAGGGGGCGAATGGTGACATTCAATACTTTAGAAGGAACAACACTAGCCGCTTCTAAACAATTTACAAACCGAATTCGCTGGGCTGCAATTGGCAATCCTATTTCGGATACGAGCGCAATTTTTCCCGTCGCAGTCCCCTCAAATGTTAACGTCAATGCTTGGAGAGATGATATCAGAGGACAAGGTGGCTTTCTCGATATTCCAACGTCTGAAGACATTATTGCGGTCGGATTTGTGCGAGATAACCTTGTCATCTATTGCGAGAGAAGCACCTGGCAACTGAGATATACCGGCAGAACTATTGCGCCTTTCCAGATCGAAAAGGTGAATTCCGAGTTAGGTTCTGAGAGTACGTTTTCAGCGGTCCAATTCGATACCTCTCTTGTAGGTATAGGCGATAAAGGAATTGTCGAATGTGATAGTTTCAAATCCGAAAGAATAGACATCAAAATTCCCGATCTAGTTTTTGAATTCAAAAATGATCAGGAGGGAACTAAACGTGTACATGGTATCCGCGATTTTCAGCAACGCTTGGCCTATTGGACTTATGTGTTTAATCCTGGGGATACTCCTAATGCTAAGTTCCCTAACAGACGATTAGTATACAATTACGAAAATGACTCTTGGGCAATTTTTACGGATTCGCTTACGGCATTTGGCACATTTCAAAATCTGAGCGCCACAACATGGGCAAACGCCGACACCACGTGGGGAGAAGCTAACTTTCCTTGGCAGAACGTGCCAGTTGATTTCCCTGCAATCATCGCAGGAAATCAGCAAGGGTTTGTGATGTATCTCTCAAATAATCTGCAGCCAAAAACATCAAACGAAGAAACACTTTTCATCAAAAATATCACTGGCAATGTAACCACCCCAACAGTGATCGAAAGCCCTAATCATAATCTAGCCACTGGTCAGGTTATTCAAATAGTTAATATACCAGAAACAGATCCATTTTCTGATCTGAATGACCAAATTTTTGGAATCACATTAGATACTTCCGATCCTCTCAATAAATTTCTTTTGTATTTGTATGAAAATGATACGCTTAATTTTACCTTGCCTTCGCTTCACGCAGCAGGAACATATATAGGCGGAGGAGAAATCAAGGTTAGAGATGGCTTTAATATCACGAGCAAGAAATTTAATTTTCTTGAGCAGGGTGAAAATATTCAGATGGGTTACTTAGACGTACTTCTGAACAATACAGATAACGGTGAGATCTCTCTGTATGTCTACATTGACTACAACGATAGTACGCCAGTAAACACATTATTTCAGAATCAGGACTTGGAGACCTTTCTTCCTGATAATTTCTTCAACATTAACGTTCCGACTACTCATCAAGGGGGAATTGCCAGCTCTAAAAACTGGCAGAGAGTGTTTTGTCCCGCTAGAGGAAATTTTATAACGATCCAGTGGACATTATCAAATTTACAATTAACAACTATTGCGCAAGAATCAGACGTAAAAATTGACGCTGAAGTTTTGTGGATTCGACCAGCTGGAAAGCAGCTTGTCAATATTTAAAGGTTAAAAATGAGCATATACAATCCAAATATTCCTCAAGCAAATGATAGACTCTCAGACAGTCAGCCGCAAATATTAGGTAACTTCACAAAAGCCAATTCCTCCTTCGGCATCGATCATTATACATTTGCCGATGCTACGGCAAATAATGG